CTGGTGCACCATCCCATTTAACAGTTACTTGTTTAGAAGAATTGTCATGCCCGGCTAACATATCTCTTAAATCTCTTAAAGCAAATATAGCACCACGTGCTCCGGCTACTCCACCATCTATAACCATGTCCTCAATATGAGTCATGTGAGTATTCTTAGCTTCTACTATGTGCCGCTTAAAATTCATGCAAAGTCCTTGATTTTACTTAGTGGCAAAGTTGTAGCACCTTCAATATCAAAGGTGATAGTTCCCTCACCATGTTTTTTAAATGATATTTTGTGATAGTGTGGTTCATTGTTTTTTAATTCAGCAAATATATACATATTAATTACGTAATATTTTTTCTCTGGTTTAATACTAAGCATACAAAGCTTTGTATCTTTATTTGTTAAGGCTGGATCTGTTTGACTTATTGTACCAACAGTAAGAACGTCAACAACTGGACCACCCTTTGAGCCATATACTTTAACAACAGGCAACTTAGTATCACCCATTTGCATAGAAGCATTCAGAGTATTAATAACATCAATACCGTTTTTATTTACATCAGCAGTAATCTTGTTAAGAATATTGAATGCTATACAGTTACTTGCTAAAAATGCAATTGTGTTTTTATCAACCACGATATCAGAATTCTCTTTAATACTACTAGCTATGGTTTTACTATTAATTACCTTGACTGTTTTAAATGTATCTTTACAGTGTTTAACATATTTTTTATTTGCACGATCTTCCCGTACAATAGCATTCATTATTTGTGAAGCTGTTGCTTTTCTTTCCATTACCATTCCTCTGGTTATGCTTTGCATAAATCTATCTTCCTTCTTTGTTTCCTGCCCTAATAATTTGTTAGCGGCTTTAAATAAATCACCTGACCATTTTTTAATTTTTACTACAGCAGCTTTAAATGCATTTAGTGTAGCTGTGCCTAACTCTTTAAATTTAGCAAGTCCATCACTAAATAATCCTTCCTGTAATATTTGATGGAATTCAAGATTAATTTGGTTTTGTTCTAATTGTAATTCTTTATATATTGTCTCTAGACCTGAAGCTGTAAGGTTACCATCCTCAATATCGTACATACCCTTTATTAATGTTGTGATCTTACCAAGCTTGGCTCCGCCTTTAACTTTCTTTAAAGATATTTGATACCAATCAACATCACCACATGACAACATACCAGTCTTATCATCAGATGTAATAGGTGCATCACCACCTAATGCTGTATATAAATCTGCTGATGAACCATTAATAAGAACACAGTCTGCAGTGTTCTCTTTAACATCGCCGGTTATACCTTCTTTACTTTTTAAAGCTGTATAATACTTTCTAATACCAGTCCAAATTATATACGGATTAGGAATATTAATCATTTCTTTATAGAAGTATGAACCATTGACTAATAGTATAACATCACTTTGCAAAGCTTTGTCAGCAAAGCACAACGTTATAAATTTATCCCAGCCTGTAATATAGTCACGTATTGCAAAATCACCATTAATATATAAGCTATTTAATTCTGATTTAAAATTACTTTCATCTAAAGCTTTACCGATAAAGAACCCAATCGATTGGCAAAATTCTAGAAATTGTGTATCATTCTTAATACCAAATTGTTTAAGTACAACTGTTCGTTTCTTTGATGAACCATCTCCATAGTCAATCTTTGGTAGATTAGGGATTTTACGGAAAGTATTTAAGTCAGTTGAATCTTTCCATATTCTTTTAATTTTGATCATTTTCCCTTTACCATCATCTTGAAAAGTAATTGGTGATGTATCACCTGTATTCTTTACAAGTGTAGTATATAATTTTTTAGCTGCTTTGATTTCATCTTCTGAATATTGTGGTAAGTTAATGTCACTTTCCTTATCTGGATTTATAGTATATCCTTCTGTGATATACTCTTCTACCCAACCTGAATCATCATCTTTGTGTGGAGTCTTCTCTTCGTATCTTGTCTTACGATCAAGTACCTTAGCAAACTCTCTATGATCTAAACCAAAGTGATCAGCAGCAATGTCTTGTATTCTTTGTTTGCTCAAGCCTCTTGATATAACATCAGGGTCTTTCCTTAATGCTTTCATCATAAGCAATGCAGCTTTATACTTATCTGAATGTTGGTGTCTATATATCATTCGCTTCACCTTCTTCGGGAGCAAATCTATTACACGCATACCTGTATCTTCTTTTACTTTTTCATTAAAACTTAGCATTAGTTATTTTTCATCCATGTTTTTGCAGCCTTATTCCTTGGCATTTTCTTAGACCATTTGGTAATCGTATTTAATACACCACGTATAATGGCTGGTGTTTTTTCCCTTACAGTGTTATCTATCACGAAAAACATTGTACCAAATGCCTTCTTTAATTTAGGTATACTCTTATCTAACTGTTTGAATTTAGCGGTGACAAGTTCTGGTCCGATGCTTCTTTCACCATCTTCACCACGCTTCTTATCACTTGCTATTGAATCTTCTAAAGGAATACTAACATATACCATAGCACATTCATATCCGAGTGCTTCTAATGTTTTCTTTTGTCCTGTTACTTTGCTAGCGTTTGCACCTGTACCATCTATAACAAGACCTAATCTACCGATCAAGGCAGAGTCATGTTTAGCTTTAGTATGTCTCTTTGCTACTGTTCGTATAACACCACGCTGAAATTCAGTTTCTGGTTCTAATATAACTGCACCATTCTCATCAGTAAGACCAGCATCTTTCATATAACGGGTGAACTCCATGTCAGAGTTAATTACTTTGTATCCAAGTTGTGGTCCTAATGACATCCAATCAGACACGAAAGTTTTGCCTGCGCCTGGAGCACCTGCCATAAATACTGCGTGAAAGATTGAGGGATCGTTTCTTCCCTCGAGGAATAGCTTTAAAGACTTCATTAACACCCTTATAAATTGAAGATATAAAGGTATTTATAGATTTATAAATTCTTAATTATCTTATTTAAATTCTTAATCTTGCTATATTTTTTAAGCTTTTGTAGCTTAGGTTCTATATTCTTTTGTATGTTACCAAGACTAACATAGCCATAGTAATCTAATATCATGACTACAGCCATGACATCACCTAGTTCTTTCTCAAGTTCTTTTATATTTTCATCATCATACGGGCCAAATCTAATTAACTTAGAGTTAGCCTGTACGACTTCAGCACATTCTTCTGAGAGAATGGTTAGCGTTTCTTTTACGTTCATTACTTTTTAAAATTAGCTGCCTCTGATGAGCCGCTAGTTGTTGTTCCTTTAGTATAAGAGTGAGCTCCCATGCCAGCCAGTTCTCCGGCTTGGACAATAAGATACTCGTCACGGATAGGTTCTTCAGCAAAGAAACATTCTAATATCTCTCTTACTCCATCAGCATATCGAGTTTGAGCTGATAGTGAAGTACCTGAAGTGTGTGGAGTCATTGCATGATTCGGCATAGATCTCCATACGTGGTCATTTGGAGCAGGTTGTGGGAACCAAACGTCACCAGCATATCCTGACAGTTGACCAGACTCTAATGCACGAGCGATAGCATCTTTATCACATATCTTACCACGTGCAGTATTAATTATATAAGCACCCTTCTTACACTTAGCGATCAATTCATCATTGAACATATGCTCAGTCTCAGGGTGTAATGGACAACTAATATTAATAACATCACAATGTGCAACCATAGACTCAACTGAATCATGATAGGTTAAACCTAATTCTGTTTCTATTTGATTACTCAAGCGATGTTTGTCAAAGTAATGTAGATGTACATCAAATGGTTTCATCTTACGTAACATATCAATACCAATACGACCAGCTGCAATAGTACCTACATGCATACCTTCAACGTCATACGATCTCGATACAGCGTCAGCAATATGCCAACCACCATCATTAACAATCTTATGTTGAGTAGTAAAGTCTCTTACTAAGACTAAGATCTGCATAACAATATGTTCTGCTACCGATCGTGAGTTACAATAAGTAACCTCTACAACGTCAATATTGTGGTCCATTGCTGCTTCTAAATCAACATGGTCTGAACCGATGCCGGCAGTAATTGCCATCTTAAGATTAGGAGCTGATTCCATTAGTGATCTTGTCACATAGTATGGAAAGAATGGTTGAGAGATAACAATATCTGCATCAACTAATTCCAGATCAGCTGTACATCCATCGCCATCCTTATCAGATGTAACGACTAACGTATGACCTAAATCTTCTAAATACTTTCTTAAACCTAACTCACCTGACACACAACCTAGTAACTCACCTGGGTTGAAGTCTCTGCCCTGAGGGCTGGGTAGTGTCATACCATCTGGATATTTTTCTATTACTGGTAAATCTTCTAATGGATAGCTCGTTGGCATTCCATTCGTGGGATCATCATATAAAATACATAAGATTTTCATTTTATTCTCCTTTGTCTTTTGCACCTAGAACAAAATCTTGTTGTTCCATAGTGTCAGCTAGTATACTCTGTAGTATATTACCAACCGCTTCATTGAATTGTGGATCACCATGAGGTGTTTCCATTGGGAATTCTACAATTTCATAATCGAAATTTATAGATTTAGTTGTATCATTTAATTTGACATCCATATAACGATAGATTACATCGTGGTATTCACCACCTTCTAATCGTACATACCAATGTTCAGTATCTAAATCGTTTCTATCTACGAATGACCACTTATTAAAGGGTATAAACTTTTCCTTCATTGTTTCTTAACAAAGTCAAGCTCATACATATAACCATCATACTCAAAGTTTATAGTTGAGTGTGAGTATTCATTCATTGATGTAGACTTCTGACGTCTTTCTGTCTTACATACCGTAGCCGTAGTTGTACCTGACTCTGCTGCTGCTTGATTCGCACCGATTGCACCACCAATAACAGCTCCTGGTAATTTACCACCATCTCCGTCAGTTACTACATCACCAACAACCGCACCGAAGATTGCTCCCCAAAATGCTGCATTCGCAATGTCTGCTTGAGACGCTGCTGATACTTGTTGCTTACTACATACCTCAACCGTATATGGTTCTAAGTATATAACCTCACGATAATGATCTTGTACATTAAGAGCATCAGCATATGCTGACACCGTTGCAGCAAGTAATACACCCGCTGTTAGACCTATAATTTTATGTTTCATTTATTTCTCCATTCAAAGGTATATTATAACATAGTTTTAGCTGTTTGTACATACTATTACCCTTTAATTTTACCAGCATTATAATTAGCAGTAGGTTTCTTTTTACCTTCAACTTTATATGTTGAGGCAATTTCAGCTTTAGTTTCTTCATCAGGTGGATTTCTCCAGCTATGAACATACTTCTTTGTTGCAACCACTGGATCCATTGCATCAATACCGTATGAGTCTCCAAGACCTCCTGGTGTTGGTATGTTTTGTTTCTTATCAAGCCCTGCGTAGATACCTACTCCTGCTGAACGTTCCCATGATTCAATTATATCATCTCTGATATAACTAAGGGGAGTTCCTGTTGGATACTCATGTGTCCAGTTCATTGCCATCTTACCAGCATTGGTCCTGATTGTTTGTATCCTACGATTCTCATAGTATTCCTTACGGCGGAATTCAATCCTATCCATAAACTTTTTTGAATACCCTTCGTTAAATAAACTTTTAAACATTATCTTTTTAGCCTCTTTGAAGTAGGATGTCTTTTTGCTGTGTGAGTACTATGACTCATATCTTTGACAAACCTCGGTTGACCTTTCACTCTTTTCTTAGCTCCAGGTATCATTTGCTTACCCATTATTCTTTCTCCACATCTATTAAATACATAACCTCAGCCTCATTGAATAGAGCTTTGGCATCCTTTATTGAGTCGTCCCATTTCTTATTATAGTCAGCTGGTCTCATAGCGACAACCTTTTTAATACCAACTTGAATAATACCTTTGGCACACTCATTACAAACGGGTAATCCGTAGACATATAATGTAGATCCTTTTAAAGAAATACCATTAAGCCCAGCATTATATATAGCATTCATCTCGGCATGTACAACTAATTTGTACTTTCTTTCACGATCTTTTAATCGTTCGTCTGAATCTTTAATACCTCTCGGGAATCCGTTAAATCCTTGTGTTAATACTTCACCATTATCTCCAATGGCTACTGCACCAACTTTAGTGCTTGGGTCTTTCGACCATGTAGATACTTCTTTGGCCAAGTGGAGGTATCTCTCACCCCACTGCTTGCCATGCATCATACCCACTACAGTGCTAATATTTCTTCAACGAGAGATTCTTTCTTCTCACGTCGGTCTAACTCTACGCCATCTTTGCGGGCTAGCTTTTCTAATTGAACTTTAGTCATCTTCATTAGATGTTCCTTATTCAATGTGGTACTCCAATATGGTTTTAGTTTACTCATAACTGAATCCCTCTCCTACTGTATCGTATCTCGGTGAAATTTTAGCCGGCTCATCTCTTACATTAAGAGTCTGTGCCGTATCCTCTACATCGTACAGTCTCATCTTGGCCCTGTCAATCCCTAGTACAAACTTCTTGTTTGAACCTGTAGGATCATTGTATCTATTCTTCAGTTGCTTAACCATTATCTGATTAAGGTTTTCTAACTCTTCAGTAGATATAAGAGCAAACATTAAGTCGGCCGTTGCCGGTAAACCAAATGATTCTGATGTATCTTCTAAACCTACATCCGAAGATGCAAATCCTGAACGAGTAGTTTGTGTAGCTGTAAGGATAGGTAAGTTATACTCTACCGCTAAGCCACGCAATTCTTCTGCAATTGCTTTGACCATAATATATGAGTTAATAGATCCACCCATAGATTTCATACGTGCACTTGAACATATATTCAAGTAGTCTATACAAATAAGATCAGGTTTAAAGTCACGCTTGATCTGTAATTCTTTAAGTAATGCCCTAAAGTGAATAGCCGAAGCTGCTCCTGTAGGATATTCCTTTACAATAAGTTTACCTACACCTTTATCAGTAAGCTTATGCATCTTCTTATCGAACATATCTTTCGATAGATTCTCTAACTGGTCAATAGGCACATTCATTAGGTTAGCATCTATACGTTCTGCTATCCTTTCTTCTGCCATCTCCATAGTTATATATAACACATTTTTCATTTGTGTTAAAGCACCAGCGGCAACATGACACATGAACAAAGACTTACCCACACCTGTACCTGCTAAGGCAACATTAAGAGACTTCTTGACTAGACCACCTTTTGTGATCTGATTAAACTTTTCTAAGTCAAATGGTATATGTTCTTCTTCTCTATGATAGAAATCATAACGACCATCAGAGTCATCAACATAATCGTGACCAACTCTCATATCAAAGTTAACACCTAAAGCTTCACTTAATATAGTGGGCAATGCATTCTTATCATATGTTTCATGCTTACCTTCTATTATATTTATAGAGTCCATAATAGCTAAGTATATGGCTCTGTCTTGACACCACTTCTCAGTCTTTTCAACTAACCACTCTTGTGTTTGCTCACCTTCCTGAACACTGATCTCAGGTATAAGAGCAAGAGACTCAGGTGTGATCTTAGGATTATTCCTTAACTCAATGGTTAAAGCATCTGAACTAGGTAGCTTATTAAACTTATTAACGAACTCAACTATCTCATTGAATACATCTCTATAAGGTTGCTCAAAGTATACAGTTTTTAAATGAGGAATTACAGTTCTAGTGTAATCCTCATTCAGCATTAAGTTACGTAAGATTAATGTTTCAATCTGCATTAATCGTCTTCCGAGTGCACAGTCTTAATCATATCAGCATGGCCGACTTCGTATCTCTTCTTAAGGAATTGTTTAAAGTCTGTCTTCTCAAAGATAGGTAACCAGAATTCTTTCTTAAGTGTTTCTTTCTGCCTAACCTTAGCATCTTCAATCTCACCAGTTACTTTATC